CATAGTCTTCTCTTGGTTCTAATGGTAAAAACGCTTCACTATTTTCTCTTAAATATTCTGTTCCTTCACTAACAGCTTTCATTATTTCCCATCCCTTTATCATATCTAAAACTGCTCTGGTTCTAGTAAAAGGGCTGTCACTACCACCTAGATAAGAACTGGCAGTAATACTTGTTTTTATATTTCCTGGTAATGCGTAAGTCATGTCAACACCTCCATCGTTTTAAGGCTAACGCTTTTCTAGTAGGTCTGCCTTTTTTATCTTTCAAAGGCCCATCCATTCCACTCATTCTTGCACAAAAAGATTTTCTTCTTGCTTTTTCTTTAGGTGTTAAATTTTTCTTTTTAGTAACAGGTGCTTTCAAGTTACTACCAGTAGCAGAATTATATTTTTTTCGTCCTTTAGCAGTTAGTCCACCTTTCTTAGACTTTTCGCCTCTTCCAACTGATAAACTGACTCCTTTTTTACGTGGCATTATTTTCCTACCTTTGCCTGTGCTTTTTTATGGGCTTGGGTAAAAGTATCTCCTGCTCTCATTCGCCTTTTCATAAACTCCATGTGCTTATCGCTATGGTGTTCAGAATGTTCTTTTAGTTTATTTTTTTGACGGGTAGTAAGTTTCACTTCTTTTTCCTTTTTTTCTTTTTAGCATTTAACTTTTTCAAGTCAGCACTAGTAATCTTATCCCGTGGTGGAGCAACAGCAGCAAGTTTACGTTGCTTAGATGAATAAGATCCTTTAGGCATTACGCAGCGTTGGTGATAGCACCAGAAGTAATAAAGCTTACACTTACAGTCTCAAGATCACCTGTTTGAGCACTTAAAGTTGTATTTTGAACAATTCCAGCAAAACTTACTTTTTTAGTACCAGAAGTATCTAAGAATAATTCAAACTGTGCATCTGCTGGATCTTCTGCTGTTAAAACATCAGCAAGTAAATTCGCTGTTTCGTCACCACTAGCTGCTGTATATAAAAAATCAATAGAACCAGAACCAGAAATTAGTCCGCCAACAAAACTTCTTGATGTTGCTCCATGAGCAGTCACATCTAAAGTATCTTTTGATATGTCTAATGACCAACCAGTTGTAGAAACTATTGCTTCTGTTGTTCCAGTTCCGTTTTTAAATTTAACAGAACCTTCTTCTCCACGAAAAAATGCCATGATCCAATGAAAAAAAGAGTATTTACAAATAGTTTAACTTGTTGTTGACTTTTTTACAGTACCTTTTTTGCTATTTAGCAAATATTGTTGACATCTGTTATCCCATAATGCAGGATTGCGTTTGCCTTTGACTGCTTCAATAGCATCAAGCATTTCATCAGTAATCTCAATCATTTCTTTTTCTTAGTAGTTTTTTTACGCCTATGTTGATAGGTTATCTTCTTTTTACCAGTTTTTTCACGTTTAAACCTTTCTTTCTCACTTTTCGTCATTTCCCCTACAGTCTTAGGTGTCTTACTTGATACACGTTTTTTAGGTCTACAGGCAGGATATGCTCTATCTTCACCTTTTGAACGACCACAAGGTTTACCAGTTTTAACATCAACCCAATTTTCCTTAAACCAACGTGTTAAACCACCTTTGGCTCTAGGATTTGTACTACTTTTTCTTTTTTGTGGCACGTTTTTTCTCCACTCTATAAGTTCCACCACGCTTTTTATACTCTCGAACTAACCAAGCATTAGCGTAGGCAGAAGGATAGACAGCAAACTTACGTTTTGCTTCTGACTTTACTCTAGAGTATAAAGTTTTATTTACAGGTACATTCGCCACGTTTTTTACCTCCTTTCTTCTTCTTTTTCTTTTTTGTTGTGGATTTCATTGATCCACCATAACCATATGCCATAAGAAAAAAGTCTCTTAATAAATTCTAAACGAAGTCTGTCCTAATGTCTCTGGTTTTGCCAAATTGAATTGCTGTAGACAAAGATACCCAAAAGCATCAAAAGCATGATCCACTCCTAAATTTTTATTAGGTAGACCTGTATTAGGAGCATAAGTTAAAGTCCTAAGTGCTTTTATCAATTCTTTACATCGAGGGTGAATTAATGTCCTTCTTGTACCTTCAGCATCAAATAAAGCAGTATTAACAGCAGTAATCTTATCTCTGATCTTCCAGGGTGCTTTAGGACTCATAACAGTAAAACCATTACGTCTGAGAATAGTATGGTCAGTAACACCAATTCCACTAGTTTTTCTTGCACTACCCGTGGGGTCAGGACAAGCAATAACTCTTCTCTCCACCCCATACCTTCTCGTAACTTCTTCTGCAAAATCCCAAGTTGTAGCACCTCCTGTCAGCATAATCTCATCAAAGACATATAGTGTATCATTATGTTTTACAGCACAGACCCCGGCCATCGGGTCAACGTTAAAATCTAAACCGATTAACAAAGGAAGCATATGTAAATCAGCTACTTCCTTATCAATATTTTCATCGCCAAAACTAATAGCAACCAATCCAGTAAGATTTTCAAAACTGGCTTCAAATTCCTGTCTAAATGTTCTCGCATCTAATTGACTTCTAGCCGCTTCTACCTCTTCAGCCTTTACATTACCCCCTTCAATCGTAGTAAAACTCCACCTCTGCCAATCATCCCACTCCTGCTCGCCACAATAACACCACATATCATAAAACCAACTCGCAGTACCATCAGGAGTAGAAATAAACAAAGCCCAACCCTGTTTATCAGCTAACGCAGGTCTTATAACTTCAGCCCATACGTCACGATCCATGAACGCAGCCTCATCCAATACAACACCAGCTAAACTTCTTCCCCTTAACGCCATTGCATTTTCAGTACCTTTCAACTCAATACTTGACCCATTGATCAAATCCAACCTCAGATCAGTCTCATTCTTAGCTTTTACCCATACTTTTGGTACTAATTTCTTCAGTTCCTTCCACGCAATATCCTTTGCCATCCTATAAGTAGGAGCACAATAGAAATATACTTCACCAGGTCGATTGATTGCTCCCCTAAGCAGTTCGATACAGGATAAATAACTCTTACCAAACCTTCTTCCTGCAACCAACACCCGAAATCTTTTATCACAATTAAATACCTCCCCCTGTGCATACCTTAAACTTATATCATTTGCATTTTTTACTGCCATATTCATAAAAATAACAAATAATTCAACTTATACCCCTCATTTATAGCTCAATTTACCTTTTTCAGGTTATCATTTCATTAAATACACCTCGCAAGTAAGTCTGTGGCTTCTTCTTTCATAAATAACTTTAATAACGATCTCCCAGCTCCTCAACGTAAACCCAGAGAACAAAAATATAAAGGGACTAATTCAAGAGCAGTCATAGAAGCTCGTTGTCAACGTCTTTACTCAAAACAACTTGAAGGTAAAACAACTCGCCAACTTGTAATAGAGCATTCTCAAAAAGAAGGTGTCTCCCTAGTAACAGGTTGGGCTGATTGGAAAAAAGTTAAAGAGTGGAATGACGAAGATTGGCTTAAAGAAAGAGATAAAATGATTCCTAGACTCCAAGCTATGCGTATGCGTCTTTTCAACAAAGCAATCTCCAAAGGACAGCTTCAAACAGCCGCACAAATCCTAGACTCCCTCGGCAAAGTTGTAGGTGAATCCGTTGAAACAGTTAATATTCAAGCTCCAGAACTTGCTATCCGCATAGAACCAAAAAGTTAATCAATATATATTTAAGTTACCCACGTCCCGGTTACCTGAAAAAAATTTTCTAACCCTACCCCTAGCAAAAAAAATAATAAAAATATTTTAAATATCCATAGCAATATTTGATATAAGATGATATAATTTAATGTAAGGATATAAATATTTACTAGTATTTAAATCCCTTTAAACGACTCTAATTATCTATCCTTGGTATTTCTAGTCATTCAAGTTTTACAAGCCTTACAAGCTCACTAAAGCTAAACACACTAAATTTATTTAATTAACCCATGATCAAAAACTTATTTTTATACTTTGGTTTATATTCAATATTCGGATTATTTGTATATTTTTCGGTATCGGATAGTTTATTGAAATCACAGAAATTGCATTGTGAAAATGGCATAGAAAAAGCTTGCTATTATCTTGAGGTAAAAAATTAATTATGATAAATATTTTACATAGCAAAATAAAAGATCAAGAAGAATTAATTAATGAAAAAGATCTTTTAATAAAACAATTAAAAGAAGAAATAGAAATTAAGAATAAAATAATTTATTTACAAGATACAAAACTATTTTAAAAAATTATGACTACTCAAGAATTAAGAATTAAAATTTTAAATGATATTGATTTATTAAAAACAAAATTTAATAGTGATCAAATCATTAAATCAATTATTCAATTTTTACCACAATCACAATTAGAAGAATTAAAAGATTCAATTGACAGAGATTATTTACTATAAAAATATTTTCTTAAAGCTATCTAATTATAGATAGTTTTAAAAAACTATTTTTTATAAATAGTTTTATTATCAAACTTTATTTAATTAAACAAATGAAAAAGATTAGTTTTGAAGAATGGAGAAGTCATTATTATGATGTTCCATTTATAAAAGAGAATTATGATTTATTGGAATCAATGGAAGTTCCAATAGATTGCATATCAAATGGAAGTAAACATTTTACAATTTATGGAGATTTTTCTACAAAATATGTGAGAGTTTTTACGTTTGGTAGTTGGCATGAAATTCTAGAGAATGGAGATAGTTATTTTTTACATTCTTATTTAGGAGATAAAGAATATGATTATATAGGCAAGGATGAAAAAGAGATTGAAAAGAATTTAAAAGATTTATATGGATATGTAATAACAAGTAACCTTTATAAAAAGAACAATTTATTTTAATTAAAACAATGAAACTAACAAAATTTCAAATAAATGAAGATCCAATATTTGAAGGATTTTCGGATGATTCGACTTGGAATGGTTGGAAGAATCCATATTTTACTTTGGAAGTTGCCAAAGAAGTATTAAATTATTATCAAAACCAAGAATGTATAGAGTCTAGAGAAAGTTGGTTAAATTGGGATTTAACACCGAGTAAGCAATTTATGGGAATAGATTTATATTGTTTTGGATTTGGTTTTTGTTGGGATGAAGTAACGACTAGGGAGAAAGAAAATGTATAAACACCATAATCCAAAATTATATAAACCATTAATGAAAAAACTATTAGATAGTTTAGATAAAGAATGGTATGACTCATGTTATGGAAATGATCTTGTAGCAAGTATTTCTCTAAATACTAGCGAAGAAGATTGTATGACAGTTTTTCTACCTAACTCAAAAATACATGATGAAGATAAAGAAGATTTTTCAACATATGTTATAAGAAAAAATATTATGGCTAGTTGTGAAGAATTAATTATATGTGAAAGTGTAGAAGAAGTTATTGAAAAAATAAAAGAGATAGAAAAATAAAAAAATAATAATATTTTCTTAAAGGGATACTTGTTATATTCTTTTATGAAACTATTTTATTTTAGTTTCAAATAATCTGGTTTCTATGTAGTTTTTTAAAAAACTATATAAAACCTGGATTTTATTAAATGTCTATTAAAGGCAAAAACTTAAAGGCAAAAACTTAAAGGCCGTTAAAGGCGTTTAAGGTTAAAGGCCGTAAACACTTATTTTATTTAATTAAAAACAATGATTAAAACAAATAAAAAAGTAATTCATTTAATACATGGATTACTAGCACTTAGTGCGGTTAATAATGCTAAAGACCTGGAAATAGTTAAAGATGCATTAAAGAGAGCTAAAGACGAATTAAGCGATCATGAAATATTGATAGCATATTATGCTTTTGAAGCTCAAAAGGAATATATGGATTATTTAAAAGATGTTTGTAAGAAAATAAAATAAATGATATTTAAATATATCAAATATATATTATAATAAATATTAGAAGTGTAAAAACTTCTTATTTAAATTCAAACTTATTTAATTAAAAAAATGAACTTACTTAAATTAAGTAAGGGTAATGCGAAGTTATCGAAAGATACTTTGATATTATCTTTATCAGCTGGTATAACTTGCCCAGGTTCTAATAGTTGTAAGGCCTGGGTAACTTTAAAAGATGATAAGAGAGTATTAAACAGAGGTAATGAAACTATCTTTACTTGCTTTGCTGCTAGTGAAGAATTAAGATACCCGAATGTTTTTAAATCAAGGAAATATAATTTTGATTTAATTAACAGTTATGTCATTAAAAAAGATATTAACGGGTTAACTAATTTATTAAACGATAGTTTACAAGCTAAGAAAAAGAATATTAATAAATTTAGAATACATGAGTCAGGAGATTTCTTTAATATTATTTATTTAAAGGCATGGTTAAACGTAGCCAGATTAAATAAAGATATAAAGTTTTATTGTTATAGTAAGAGTTTAGATTTATTTATGAAAGTATTTCTACCAGATAATTTTTATATGGTAGCCAGTTATGGATCAAAATTTGATCACTTGATCGATCAAGGTTATTTTACTAAGTATTCAAAAGTTGTATTTAGTGAAGACGAAGCAAAGAAACTTAATTTAAAAATAGATAAAGATGATAGTTTATGTTTTGAAAATAAACCTTTTGCACTTCTTTTACATGGTATGCAAGAAAAAGGAAGTGAAGCTGGGGAAGCTTTAAAACTTATTAAACGTAATAAAAAACTGGCTATTGCTTAAATTTTAAATAATTAATTAAAAGTAAGTTAACCAGGATATCTAAATTTTTATTATTTAATTTAGATTTATTTAGCCTGGTTAGGTGCTGTTTAAATTCTTCATTAGAAGTAATTTCGTGATCGAGTACGAATTTCTTGATTAAGCTCATGAATGTTTGGTTAGTATACTAATTATATGATATCATAAATACATAACCTTATATCATTTAATTATGAATGAAAGCAACCCAAGAGAGGAAAAACTCTATAAAATCACTACTCACAACATAATGATTGAAACTTTTGAAGTTATTGCTGAATCCAAGGAAGATGCTGAACTTGCTGTTTTTGATTGTTGGACAGCAGAAAACGAATACAAAACTAATGTTGAAAGAATAGAGCAGTATTTTGAAGATAAGAGAGTAGAAAATTCTGAATTGTTTGGTATTAAATGCGATCTTGAATATGAAGATATGATGAGTACCAGGTCATTAGGTTTTTGGAGAGAACCAACATTTGAAGAAGTTGATGAAGAAGGAGGAAACAAATGAAAGAAGATACTAAAAAGCAAAAATGGATTAAAATTGAACATGATAAAGCAGTTCAAATCCATTGGGATAACATAGATAGAATTAAAAAATTAAAAGAAGACCAAGATACTAAAATATATAGGATTGCTTAAATGGTAAAAGAAAATCCTAATAAAGAATCCTGTAGGGAAAGAATGAAAGAACTTATTAGAGTTAAAAAACTCAATAGGAATCAAGTAGTTAAAAGATGTATGAGAGAATTTGATGATGTTCATAAATCAACTTTTTATGGTTGGTATGATGAGGTTATCAATGATCCTGATATAGTCAGCTGGGAAGAAGATCGAAGGCTTGAAATAGTATCTGAATATCAAGTTAAACAAGATCTTTTAGAAAGAATGTTTAATCGTAATATGGAGCAATACGATAGGTATTGTGATGATTATGAAGAGAATGAAGATACCGAAATACTAGCTAATATTGAAAAATATGAAGATAGACTCAAATATTTTATTAAAAAATAACATACACGAAAATTCGCTAACGAAAACTATGAACTTTGAAGAACTTGAAAAAAAAGAATTTAATTTTAAATTCTCATTCAATATGCTAGCCAACATTATTTTGTTTTTACAGAAGATACAGCAAATGCATCCAGATGAAGATCACCCAGTAAATGAGGTGGTAACTCACACAATAGATGAAATAGTAGATCAATTATGTAATGAAGATTTAGAAAGCATGAATATTTATTTAAAGGCAATAAACCTTGAAAATTCATTAAAAAAGGACATTGAAAATGATTGACAACCCATTACCAGATCAGATTATGAGTCAAAATGATGAGTTATATATTTCTGATCAATTCAATGAACATTGCATTGATAAAGCTAAAGAAATAGCTTCAGAATTTAATCTGTTACCAGAATTTATTGATGACTTCTGTGAATATTACATAGAAATATGTAAAGAATCAGATGAAGGTTATAGCTTGATAAATGATAAAAGTATTATCGATGAGTGGTTTGAATCAATTGATAGTGATTATCCATCACCTTATAAAGATTATGAACCAAGTGATATTGATTTACTTAATTTTTCTTAGCCAGGTATTCCTTAACAGCCATTCTTACATGATATGCCATAGGAATGCCTTCATTACTTCTTTCTTTTAAACCTTCATATTGATCAGGAGTGAATTGACACATATACCTGATGTACTCGTTTTTTGTTCTTGGCATGAATATAAATTGATATAAGATATATATATCATAATATAAAAAGACTATCAAGTGTAAACTCGATAGTCTATTTTTGTGGGTCGTTACCCGTGTTAAGTAACTAATTGCTTATGAATGACATAATTACGCCATGAAATAGCGTTGACTCTTTCAAACATCCTCGGTGGGAACTCTTTACATCTTTGATTGAAAGCCTGGGGTCGAATCCAGAAACTATTTAGAGTCATCAATAGTAAATTCTTTCAAAGGAGCAGCAACTGTCCTAAGTATATAACAGATTGGTGATATAAATGTAAATATATATGACATATCGATATATCAATATTTAATGCTCAAAGAAAAAGAAAAGAACCAAAAGAAAAAGAATATAATTAAGTAAGTAAATATTTATTATATGAATTATATATTATATATATTATATATATATTATTAATTATATATAACTTATAGGATATAGAGAAGAATTTTCTAAATCGATACTTGACAAATAAAATATATACCTTTAGTGTCTAAAACATACACTAAGTATCCAATGTCCGATAAAATCAAAGTAGCTGTTTATCTTGATCCTGAGTTGAATGACTTTCTGGAAAAGAATAAAGGCGAAGAACTTAAAAAATCTCAGTACATCCGAACAATTCTTAGAAAAGAAATGAGAATTAAAAAAAAGAAAGCTAAACAGACAGTTACAACTGTGAATGATCCTTTTAGCTTTTATACGATTACTGCTGATTTAATTCCTGATGATTTAAAAGATTATTCTGAATTATTAATTGAATGGTGGCCTATAAGAAAGAAAAAAGGTGCAATCAACTCTACAAAGGTCGCTAACCGCATCTTTGACACTCTCAGGTCATTTCCATCACAGGACAGAAAAAAAGCTCTTGAGAACGCAATAACAGGTGGCTGGAAGAACATTTACGAACTTAAGAAGGGTTACAAACCAGAAGAACCTAAAAATCATCCAAATCAAAAAGTATTTAGGGCTAGTGATTCCGATTTACCTCCAACCTTAAAAGAGCTAGGTTTAAACAAAGCTATGAATGGAGAAAATTAATGCAGAGAGCATTTGACCAGGTGGCAGTATCTAAAATTCTTAAAGACGGAATTAAAAAAGGTTACTGGACTCTTGAAGATTTAGATAACCCATCACCTCAATGGCAGGAAGTTGTTAATACCTGTAATGGACATCCTATGTATGTTCGTGGTTATCAAGGTATCAAACATGAAAACCTTGCTAGGGTTGAAGAACCAAAACCTGTAGAGGAGAAAGTAGAACTTACCGATCCAAAAGACTTCCAAGAATACGATTTCTAATGAAAACTATCGAACTTTTAAAACCACTTCCGATTTGTAGAGATGAAGAAACTCATCGTTATCTAAACAAAGAAACTAATCAATGGCTTGCTTATTCCACTACTGAAGTTTGTAATGAACTAACAGAAGAAGCTAAAGAAAATATCGAGAAATATAGATTAACTTGGCAGCCAAGAGGTGAAACTGTACATGAATGCCTACAAGAAAAAATGCTAGGTAGTGGTGATATTGACATGGGTGAATACAAAACTTGGGTTGAACCTTTACTTAGCCATGAACTATTCACACATTTTGTACCAATGGCAGTTGAACTTATGATGTCAATTCCAGACAAAATGGTTGGTGGTCAACTTGATCTACTTGGTTATGACACAGAAACTAAACAGATCAGATTGATTGATTTAAAAACTAAAGGTAAGTATTCGTATGACATCAAGAAAAGATTTAAAGATGGAATGCTTCATCTTGAAGATTTGAATATGTATTGGAAAGAACCGTATTCAACTGACAAACAACTAGGTTGTTATGTTGAGATGTTGAGATTGAATTACGATATTGTTCCTGATGTATGTAATACGATCTGGGCATATGAAGGTAGATGTATTTTAAATATTGATCAACCTACAGAAAGATGTGAAGCAGCATGGCAGGAAGCATGGGAAAAGTTTGAAGCTAAACAGGAGTTGTTTTGATGAAAGTACTTACTAATAGAATGAAAGGTTGGTTGGAAGGTAATCAAGTTGAACCTAAATTTCTTGTAGAAATATATGATTTTTTTTATCAAAATAAATCTACTTATTACACTATGTGCAATTTATTTTTTCGTGGTCAAATTGTTATACCATTAGAAAATTTTGTGCATCATTTCTCAATCAAAAATAGAATAAGTATTGGTGTTTATTCAATTTTTTTAAATAAAAATGAACAATTCTATAAATTAAATAAATTTGTTCAAACAGAATGCTTAGAACAAAATTTTTCTTTTACAAGAAAAAAAATTGTCAAACCATATAAGGCATATTCACACAATGGAGATTATGACAACAGAACAAAAGATTGAAGCTGCTCAGAAACGTATTAAAGAGCTAGAACAACTAATTAAACATTGGAGTAAAAAATGAGATATATACTTGATGTCTCAGGTCGAGACTTAAAACTT